GTACGGTAATTACGACGTTGCCCTTCTCAACACTTGGGGAGGAATTAACTAAAATCTCCCGGTGCCAAGAGGGATAGGCCAAATGAAGAATCGGCCAGATGACGTCGCGCACTTCTTGCGTCATACCAGTCTCTGACTGGTACTTATTGGGTTTTACCGAGTGTGGACCCTTTAGAAGGGTACTCACACCTGGCCCCCAGTCGCTACGGTCCAGCATCTCCTCTAGATCAAAACGACCAAGTATAGACCTAATTTTTCTGCGAACGGCAGGTATAAGCCGATGCAGTGCACTTGAGGGATAATATCCAGAAGGTGCAAAAGGTCGTACTCGGTCGTTAGTCCGCTTACACTGCTCCTCTGCTAAGAGGAACTTTTCGAGGGCTTTCTCTTTCCGGTCAAAAGAACACCGTAGAAAGTCAGCCTTTGATAGTAAGCTAGTAGCCATGTAGTCATCACGGAAAGAATCTACTGTGTTGTAATGCAGCGGGTCACATTTCAGCTCGACGAGCTGATCATGCTCTCCCGCCGCGTACAGTAGCCAAACCGCTAAACTACGAGGGCTATTTAGACTAGAGAGGAAATCCAGAATTGTAGCATCCGTAATGTTACGGACGACGCGCTTGGTAGAACGATTGTTGCGGCCAAGCATTTTCGTTACTCCTGATTAGTGATTACTTCTTAGGAGGATAAACCCGTCTTACCTTATCCAGAAGGAGATAAACAAACCCCGCTAGAATTAGAGGAACCTCAGTATTGAGGCCCTCGATCACGGACGAAAGAAAATTATCCATGATCAGTACATCACGTCACCGGTAGCCAGGGCCGTCCGAAATTCGGTCGATCCAAGTACCGACGTAATGATGTCGACGAGCTTATACTTTTCCGTCGACGTCGCATTCTCCGGGAAGGTGAAATCGAAGGAGGCAATGTTATCGCCCACTTTTGAAATCAGTCCTGTCGCGGAGTCAGTCGCCGTCTTCGGAACGAAACAACGGAGCGTCGATTTCGTCGTCTTACGGGTGGTAGTAGGGAGCCGGTAGCTAAAGTCGACTCGGATGTCATCGAGTGACGTAGCGCCAGCGGCAACCCACTGAAGGACGTTATTACTGTCCTTCCCACGGGGTGCTACCGAGAGGGCTGTACCGGTAATGCTAATCGCCGATACTGCCGTTTTGGCAGCAATTGCTGCTTGTGCAGACATGGTTACTTCTCCTACGTGGTTACTTACGAGAAAAGCTTTGCGTAAGCAAAGCTAACGAGTTGGCCAGATGTTTGGCCGAAAGTGGATTCTTAATCTGCGGTAAAGCTACAGACGGAAAACCCACCAACTTGGTACGCTTGTAGTAAAAATAGCGTCCATAGGCACCTCCCTTCCCTGTTATAGGAAGAGGGATGTTCCACAGATAGCTATAAGGGTAACCCGTAAATAAGCCTTTTCTCTGATAAGCCATATGACTATATAGCGTTTCAGATAGTGTGGCATCGAGAAACCCGCAGCCAAGCGTAGCGTCAAGCGTGTTTAGGAACCTGCCGACTGGCAGGAACCAATCAACTACAAAGGAGTAAGGCATCACCTCCCACGCAATACTAAGCGGGTTAGTAAGCCCCACGCGTCCTAAGAATTGAGACGCTTGGTAATCTACAGTATAATGTACAAGTACGCGCATGTCGTATATGTACTCGCGTATGGCAAACTTATCGGACGCGTTCGCTTGGACAGCACTCGTGTCTGTCTGCTTATCGGAATCGTGAAGACGCGTTTTTGCTACCGCAGTATTAACCGGTAGCGAGACGTCCTTCAGCTTATCCCATGCAGACTCGACCTCTTGTGCCATCCCGTAG